TTGGTACCGGTTCGGCCGCCGGAGCACCGGCGTATACGCGGAGTTCGTGGTCTCGAACCAAAACCCGTCGTCATCGAGTTCGAGCAGCAGCGGCGGCGCAATCTTGGCGATGTCCTGGGCGATCCGCGAGACGACCCCGAACACGCTCGGATTGGCGAGCGCGTTCTCGGGCGTCAGCGCGTCATTGAGTTGCCACGCGCCGGTATAGGGCTCGCGGATGATCGGCGCCCAGCCCCCGGCGCTGCGCGCCACGTTCAGCAGCGCGCTCACGCCGGCGGTGACCCGACTGAGGACGCCCACGGGCTTTACTCGCCCGCCGACGCGTCCCGCTCCAACCCGGTCGGCGCCGGCCAGTTGGCCGCCGTCAGATACTTCACCGCGTTGGCGTTGATCTTCTTCCAGTTGGTGAACCGCTCGGCGCGGAGGGCGACCGCGTTCATCTGGAACATGGAGACGAGGATGGTCGTCGCGGCGACGGGGGAATCGGGCGCCCCGTCCATCTGCAGCGACGCTTCCCCGCTCGCGTCGATCGTCACCCCGCCGTCATCGGCGTAGAGGATCAGCGACGGCTGCAAGGCAATCACCTTGGTCGTGACGGTGTTGCTCACGATGAACTTCATGCCCTTCCAACTGCCGCCGTCGATGTTGACGCCGGGGAACTGCGCGGTCCCGTCCGCGAAAGTCTTGAACGAGAGCGCCAACGCATTGGCCGGCGACATGATGAACGTCAGGCCACTCACGGGGATGTTGTTCGAGGTGAAGTGATTCACCAGGCCCAGAATGTCCGCCCACGGGTTGGCGGTCGCGGCGGCGGTCGGGGCGCCGTTGGTGATCGAGGCCGGGTTGACGCCGGCGACCGCGGCGATCGCCGGGTCGGTGAACTGCGCGTCAATGAAGCGCGCGATGCCGGCAACCATCTCGCGCCGCACCACGTCCTCGGCGCTGGGGCTCGACAGTTTGATCAGTTCCTGCGAGAGCACGATGATCGCGGCGACCTTCGCCCAGTCGAGCGTGACGCTCCCGAACGTCAGCGACGTCACGGGTTTCGGTTTCAGTTCCCCGACCCACGAGTAGGTCCCGCCGCCGGTCTGCTGGGGAATCTTGGCGTTGAAGGGGACTTTGTAGAGCCCGCTGATCTGGTCGACGATGGTCGCGGCGCGCAGGAGTTCGATGAAATCCTTCGAGATGTTGGGCTGCACGAGCGGGCCGGCCCACACGGCGTCGGTCGCGGTGCCGGCGGCGACGGCGGCCTTGAGCGCGAGCGCGACTTCGGGCGTGGAATCGTTCCACCGCGCCGCAATCTCATACGCGGGCGCGTGCGTCTTGTGGGCCATCGCCTGGGCGCAGACGTAGCGCACAAACTGGGTGCCCTTCTCGACGTTCGGCGTGACCGAGACGTGGGCGTAGGGACTCACGATGCGCCGCACCGGGGTCGCGGTTTTGATCTGCAGCGCCTCGGTGTCTCGCCACTGCGCGATGGTCGTCGCGCACTGCTCCGCGTCGGCGGCGAAGCGCGCGTGCTGCGCCGACTCGTCGTCGCTCAAGTGCCGGTTCTCCTTGGCGGCGGTGTCCATCAGCCCCGCCATGCCGTCGGCCAGCGTCTGCCGTTTCTGTTCGAGCGTCGTGATGTGTTCGGCGGCCGTCAACGGCATAACGTCTCCTTGCGCCAGGGATTTCACGAGGCGGATGCTCGCGCTGGCATTGGCGGGAATAGTGACCAGGGACAGTTCACAGATTTCAGTCTTGGTGAGTTTGCGCGTCCCGTCGCGGAGGTACTCGACCCCGCCGGCGAGGATGCGGTGACCAATCGAGACGCCCGAGATGAGGCCGGCCTTGATGGATTGCCACGCCTCGTCGACGCGCGCCTTGAGCGGGCCGGGCTCGTCGATCTCCGGGAGTTCGGCGTCGAAGGCGATGCCCTGCGGCGTGCGGGTCAGCGTCACGCGGCCGATCGGGGACTTGGCGTCGTGATGGAACAACAACGGAATCGTCGCGGCGAAGGTCGCGCCGGCCGGGTCGAGGCTATCGCCCTGCCGATCGAGTTCGGGGGTCGACGCAATCCCACTGAACCGGCGGCCCGCCGGGGCAATCGACTTGATTTCGAGCAGGCTATAGGCGCGGTCCACGGAGGCCCACACCCTACCGTGGGGGTTGACTAGTGTCTATTTTTGTGCGTGGAAACGTCGTGCGCGAGCACGCGGCGGATCCATTCGGCCGTGGTCATCCGCGCCGCTTTCGCCTCGCGTTGGGTCGCCTCCAGTTGCCGGCTGGAGACGCGCACGGTGTAGGTGACCGATTGGTCGTCGGGGTCGATGCGCGGCCGTCCGCGGGGCTTCATCCGATGACCATCACCGCATACTCGGGGGCCTGGACGTTCCGTTCCATGGCGTCGATCGCCTGGATGAGCGCCACCACGCCGTCGATCCGTTCCGTCGAGGCCTTCTTCGAGGGCTTCAGGTTCCCCGCCGGGTCCGTTTCCACCGACACGTTGCCGACATTCCACCGCAGGACCGGATGCCCGCCGTGCCGCAGGGTGCGCGAGAGCACGTGCTTTTCGAGCGATTTGGTCGCCGCCGACAGGCCCGCGAACGTCTGCGGGACCTTGACGAGTGGGCACCCGTCCTGTTCGAGGCGATAGATCAGGCTCGTCGCGTTCCACGGGTCGGTCGCGACCATCTCGACGGCAAACTCCGTCCGCCAGGCCTCGAGGTGCAGGCGCACCGCCTCGTAATCCCCGATGGTCGGCCCGGGGATCGTGGTCAGGTACCCGTCACGCGCCCACGCGTCATACGGCACCCGGTCGCGCCGGACCCGGTCGGGAATCTTCTCCCCCGGGACGAAGAAGTGCGGGAGCACGTCGAACCCGCCATACCCATCCGGAAACACCGCGACGAGCGCGGTCAGATCCTCGGTCGCGCTCAGGTCCATCCCCACGTAACAGCGACGGCCGCGGAGCGCCGCGCGATCGATCGGCGCGAGGCACGCGTCCCAGGCCGACAGCGACAGCCACCGACTGGCCTGCTCCGTCCACTGGTTGAGATACAACCGGCGAAAATTGTTCTCCTGCGCGGGGATTTCTGTCGCCCTCGCGGCGAGGATCTCGAGGTCCTCGAGGCTGCGAAAATCCCCCAGGGCCGGGTTCGCGGCCTTCCAGACTTTGCGACTGGTCCAGTCGGCGTCCTTCGGCGCCTCGTAGATCACCGGCAGAAACGTCGGGTCCAACTTGGGATGTTCGCGCACTTTCTGCGCGTGCGCGTAGAGCTCCCAGAGGATCGAGTGTTTGTCATACCCGGCCGTCGAGATCACAAACATCAACGGCTGCGCGCGCGCGCCCATCGACGTCGACAGCACGTCGTACAGTTCGCGATTCGGCGCGGCGTGCAGTTCGTCGTAAATCACCATCGACGCGTTAAACCCGTGCTTGCTGTACGCCTCGGCCGAAATGGCCCGGTAGACGCTCCCGCTCGGCCGGTGCACAATGCGCTTCTGCGATTCGACGATGTAACACTCCGCCGCCAGTGCCGGGTCGTTCCGCACCATTTGGGCCGCGACCCCGAACACCAGCCCCGCCTGATCGCGGTCGGCCGCCGCCGAGTAGACCTCGGCCCCGGCCTCCCCATCCGCGAGCAGCCCGTACAGCGCGACCGCCGCGGCGAGCTCGGTCTTGCCATTTTTCCTCGGCAACATCAGCAGGCAGGTTCTGTACTGCCGCCGGCCGTCCCGCCGGGTCTTGAACAACTGCTTCAGAATCCGGATCTGCCACGGCCGCAGGGCGAACGTCTGCCGCGCGAACGGTCCCTTGGTATGCGTGAGGCCGTTGATGAAGGCGATCGGGTCTCTGGGAGGCGCCGGGGGGTCTTGCGCGAAGTTCTGGGGCGCCTGCCAGCCGCCCCGTGGATCCCGCCTCGGGGGCGCCGGCGGGTCTGCCAGGGGTTTCGCCACGGTTACGTGGCCTTCGCCGAGGTTACGTAGCCCGTGACGTGGCACTTTCGCTCAGGTTACGTGGCCCATTGTGACCGAGAAAACCTGTCTGAGGGCCGCCAGGGTTTGTGAGCCGATCGCCGGTCAACTTTTTGGCTACCCCCCGTCGAACTTGCATCAAATTAATGCAGATTCGGCCGGATTCGGACTCGTGGGGTCTCGCCGGATCTCGATGCATATCGATATGCATTTATGCACCGGCCTTCGTCTTGGTGATGTGGCACGGGGCACAGAGGGCCTGCAGGTTCTCCCGATCCCAGAACAACCCCGGATCCCCATCATGTTTGCGGATGTGGTCGACCTCGAGGGTGAGGGTGACCTGGCCGCACTGCGCGCACGCATACGCCTGGTCGAGCAGCACCTGTTGACGCAGGCGGAACCAGCGGGCGATGCGGTACCAGCGACGGACGTCCACGTTGGACCGCACGGCATGGCGGGCACAGGCCCCACGAGGGACGAGGACGCTGCAACCCGGCTGCGCGCAGTACTGCATCAGCCCAAACTCTCTATCACCCGCCGACACATCGCCTGGTGACCAGCGAGCGCGTCGGCGCGGCTCGTGTACCGATTCATCTCACCATCGAGCAACCCGCCGAACACGAGCGTCTCCCACAAGACCGGCGGGCCATCGCCCCAGTTGTGATCGAGGGCGAGAAAGACTGTGGACACCATGATCTCGGGTTCACCAGACGTGCGGCTCTCGTGCTTGTCCTGCGCGACGACGCGCTCGCGCGTGCGAGACGTGCGCTCAAACCACATGCCCCAGGCGTAAATGTCCTCGCAGAGTTCCGGCTCGCCGTCGGCATTGAGGATGTAGTTGTTGTTTTTCACAAGGAGTGACATTTTAGTGCAGCCTCAGCCACGCCTCGCCGCCAGGTCCCGGTATTCGTTGAAGTAATGCAGGAACGCCGACCAGAGAATACGCTGATTGTCGGCGTCGCCCAGGCGGTACAGCACCACGAGTTGGCGCACGAAGCTCCCGCCATACATCGACATGGCGAGGAGGATTGCTTCGCGCGAGGGTTCGGGTCGGTTCTCGACGCCATGCATCAGTGCACCGGGGTCGGCAGCGGCGCGTCGTCACCGGGCGGTTCCATGTGATAGACCGCCGCTTCCTCGAGCAGGAGTTGTTTCTGGTGCAGCAGCCGCTTCCGTTGATCGGCGAGCTCGGCCTCCTGCACGCGGAGATCGTCGAGTTTTTCATCCACCAGGGTGAGCGCGTATTCGAGTAGGGTCATACACACCGTCCCTACCGCACCCGTCGCAATTCCACGGCCACGCGCTCGATCGCGTGGTTGATCGCCTCGGCGAGATCGCCCAGCCGGCGGAGCTCGGCGACGCTGGCCGCGAGACCGACCAGCACCACCAGCAGGACGCACCCCACGAGCACGGTCGCGGTCATCGCTTCGGCGCAACGCGCAGGACGAGCACCGGCGTGCTATGCGTGCCGGCGTCGGCGGCCGGGTAGTACCACTTCTCGTATTCGGGCGGGCCCGCCATGTTGAAGACGGGTTTGGCTTCGGCCGACACGCTCGAAAAAATGATGTCGTAGATCCCGGCAGCCGTGCCGGGGATGTTGAGCGGCAGCATCACGGCGTCGACGGCGTGCCCGTTGTACTGGTTCTGCCCCGGTTGCTTCGCGATATGCCCCCAGTAGCCCGACGACTCGGTGTGCAAGGCGTCGCAGCAGTCTTCCGTGAACTTGCCGCAGCCCTCGTGCGTCCAGAGTTGCGGCTGGGTCTCGGCGTACACGCGGTTGATGATGTCGAGCGGATTGGGCGGGCCACTCGGGGGCGGCGTGGGTCCCGGGGCCGGTTGCCCGCTCGCCTCGAGCGCGACGTCGTCCACTTGCAGCCGGGCGGTATCGGCGTCGCCGTCGAGCATGAGAAACCCGCGGAGGCGGGACGCCAGATAGTTCGGCGCCGACACGTTGAGCGTGGTGCCCTGCTCGTCGGGCGTGCCGTCGCTGATGTAGCACACCTGGCCCTGCCGGCCGGACGTGTGCGTATACGGGACCCCGGTGTAGCTGCCGCCGCTATCCGGCGTCAGGGTCACGGTCGCGTCGACGGGGGTCGGATAGATCACGAAGGCGTACGGCATAGCGGGACTCCAGTTTGGCGAGGATCTGTGTGGCGTCCTCGCGCGAGAGGACGGGTGGCTCCGACAGGAGGCGATCGGGCGGCGTGCGCGGCCAGGGTGACGACGCGAGCGGCGTGTTGCTCGCAACGAGCGTGAGCGCCTGGTCGAGCTCCGCCGGCAGATACGGAATGTTCAGCGCGCGCAGTTGGGCTTTGAGCGCGACTTTGAGATCGGCGATCGAATCGAACAACTGGGCGCGCAGGAGGTCCCGCACGACCCGCGCGATGTGGCGGGTGTGGTCGTCGTGGTCGTGCATTTTTGGCGGGTGTGGATTTCGCATCGCGAGGTTCTAATTCTTTCTAATTAACTCGTGCGCTTCAGGTTGATCCGTGTATTGAGTAGTTAGGTAGTTAGGTATTCCCGGTAACGTTACCGGCCTGTCTTTGGTAACGATCGCGGTAGTCCTGCTGTTTTTGGGCGCGTTTCTGCGAGCGCGCCAGTAAATCGTCGATGGTTTCGTGACGATATTCGTTCTGAATTAAGCGAAATTTCGCGAGCACTTTTGCCTCGACTTTCGCCCACCGTTTTGGGTCACCCGACGCCTGCGCCAGCACCCGCCGATCGTTCGGAATCGCCCCGCCGCGCAGCCACGCTTCGTCCAACAAATTGCGGTACGCGCCCTGCTCTTCCAGGGTCATCCCGGTCCACGCCGAGCTCTTCCGCCACCGGTCGATCCACCACACCATCCCGTTCCGGGTCATCGGCGTCCTCTGGCGATCGGTCGAATGACGGGTTCGTCGGCGGCGACCAGGCGCCGCCAGCACTCGAGACGGGTTGGCTCCTCGCCGTACCGCGTCGACCAGAGCGCCAGGAGGATCGCGAAAAATGTCGACATCGACCTCAAAACGGAATGTCGTCGGCGGCCAGCATCGGCGCCGGCGGGTCCACGGTCGGGTCGCTCTCGATGGCCTCGATCTGATCGCCATATTTCGTTTTTTTCGTGCGATC